ACCAGCCTAATATGCTTTAATACGCTACCATTTTTTTATCCACACAAGGATAAGCCATCCGGTAGGCCGCCCGTTCGCTCCATGTTTTAAGTGCAGAGCTGGGACCTCGTTTCCCTTAAACACTTTGAGTCTTAGTCTTCGTAGACTGGACTCTTTTGTTGAGCTTCGTACAACTGACGGGCTCTTTCAAACTTATCTTGAATAAGTTTGCGTTTCTGTTCTTCAGTTAATACCTGACTAGCAGAAGCGTAAGCCTGTTCAATTATACGCTGACTCAACTTATCAAAATTAATCTCTTTATACTGCATCTTTCTCCTTTAGCAAACAAAAACCCCAGGGTGTTTAGTCCTGGGGTCCTTTGAAGTTATTGTGTGTATTCTAGTTACACTACAGTCCTCCGGGACCCCATTTTTGGTGTACGATCATTAGATAGACTAATCTCACATACTGACCAATAAGAGGGCATAAAGCCTCCCAACTGGGCTATGTGTTTAGCTTGTCTATGTAACGATGTTGCTTTCATTTGCTTGTCTTGTTCCTTTGAAAACACGTTATTTCTAACGTATGTGTCTAGTATATACTTAATTAGTTCTGCTGTCAACCTATTTTGGTAAAATTGACTAAACCCTAGGGTTATTGCAGTTCTTATAAGTTCTACTATTGTATGGTATGTTTATTTATATGTCAAGAGAAATATCAGCAGTTTATGTGGCTTTTTCGCCACATTTGGTATTATTGGGGATCGCGGCTACTAACACATCGTGAAAGAAATCCGGGAACCAAGGCACATCTACACCAAATACTTCTTTGAAGAATTTTTGTCCGATGTGATACCAAACTGCATCGTGCTTCTTGGCGTACTTGAGGATCTCAATGTTCATAAGTCTGATATTATGATTCATACCAATACTGTCAACGTAATGATCGTAGTTGGGATATTTGATAGTGAATCCTCCAATCTGATGCCACCATGCGCTGCTGACTTCGTCTGGACGATATACCAGTATGATCCAATCCTCAGGATATAATTCTTTGATCCTATCTAATTGAAATGCCCATTCGTGGCTCTTGACGATTCTTGTTCCGCCTTCGTTCTTCCACGGAGCATCGAGATATGCGGCATCTTCAAGATTGGCAGCATATTCCATGCCTGTGCCAAAATATGCGCCCTTGTGTCCTGCCGGCATGCCAGAATGTGCTACGCAGTGGGCGAATTCTCTTTCTTCGTTTCTATCTGAAATATTCATTCCTGGCACATTAGATTCAATGTGCTGTGCTAGACCGCTCCATCGACTACCAGGAACACCTGTAAAAAAAATTCTTTTAGGAAGCATACATGACCTTTAGATTAGGCAAGTATTTATGAAGTAAGTGTTGGGGGAGAAAATTTATAGAGCGTCCATCCAATCAAAGTTTTGATTGAATATACGATCGTTGATCTGTAGTAGATCGTTGACAGCTTCGGGTAACATCGGTACTTCCTGTCTCTCAGGATGCCACAACAAACCCCAAATAGGTTTATCTTTATGTTTGAAGCCTTCAATGTAGCCTTCGGTATCGATAGCTATCGCTTCGTAGTCTTCACCTAGGCGAGTGATTGTACTTCCGTGAAAACTATTGACAATGACGTTTCGTCCGTCTAACTTGACAATGTGTTCAACGTTTCTATGTCCTTCGATATCGATAACTTCAGCACCTGTGGTCTGTGCGATAAAGAAAGCACCATGACAGACAGCCAGCACCGGTATATTATTTTGGACAGCATAATTGAATAGACCCATTTCTGTGCGTAATCTAGCACCAGTGGCATTACCTCCACTGAGGATCAGCATGTCAAAATTGTGGAATGTGGGACTATTGATATTAGGAACAGGTATAATTTCGTGGTGCCCCACGAAACTATACCAATCCTGTGTTAAGCAATCATGCGCTAGTTCGCTGTTTCCGAGATTATATTCAGATTGGCTAATAGCTATTTTCACGCGGTTTCCTATTTAGGCAGAAGTTTTTTCGTATCCGTATGCATCTTTCATCAACTGAAGACTGCTTTCTAATTCAACAGTGTTCTTGCAGTTGATTTCGAAAAGATCCAAACGCATCTGAGCAGCGATGCTGAGTGCGTGTTGTTGCTTTTCGATGGTATCACATAACTGCATAAGTCTACGACGACCTAGTTGGCTATGGAATTTTTCATCTTTAGCAATCTTAGCATATGTTTCTGCGATAAAAGGATCTGTCACGGTCTTGGCCATCATAGCCCAGTTACGTGCAGCACGGCCTTCTGCTAGAAGTTGATAAACACCAAGAGCGATTTCGTCGTTCTGGCAGTCATACTTTTCTAATAGCTTTGCACCTTTGATATCTTTGTTCTTGTTGAGTTCGAACTCTACTGCTGCTTCTACGTCAACAGGCTCACCGCCTAGATACTCTACTACACCTTTGACCATACGGAAGTGATTAGCTTCGTCTAGAGCTTGCTTGCTTAGAAGCTGTAGCTCTTTTGGATCCATGTCCACTGGTGCGTTAGCGATGGTATTGCAGATCTCGATAAGGTTCATTCTTTCGCAGACCATACGACCTTGGAAGTGCTTGGCCAATTGCTTCTTGTCAGAAACACTCTTGTAGTAGGCTTCTACTTGTGCTTCTGAAGCTTGAAACAAAGCTTCGCTGTCTGCTTCGATCTTTGACACAAATTCTTTAACATCTGTGCCGAATTCGGAACCATCGGATACCATTTTTTCTAATTCTGCTGTATCATATTTGATCATAATAATGGTTCCTCTTTTTAGTAAATTTCTTTTAGTGCTACGGTTTGGTGCTTGCCAGCGATCCAATCTTCACCGTAGTACTCTTGGATCATCTTACGACTTTCTTCAATAGCGATATTACCACCGCAATTGATATCGTAAAGATCCTTTCTCATCTTCTTAGCTAGTTCACGAGCATACTGCTGCTTTTCTTCTGTGTCTAGCATTTTTGCTAGGCTAGTCTTACCTAACTTAGCATGGAATCTTTCGTCCGCTGCGATCTTAGCATATGTTGTGCTGAGTACTGGATCAGACAAAGAATCTGCCATTACTTGCCAGTTACAGCTGGCATGTCCTTCGACGATAGCTTGGTATAATGCAAGAGCGATTGGATCATTCTCTACATTATATCTTTCTGCTACGCGAGCGCCTTTGGTTTTTAGATCTGCTAGTTCTGTTGGAACTGCTTGAGCAAGATCAACTTCGTAACCACTTACATAAGGAACGATGTCGTAAACCATACGATAATGATTGGCTTCGTCTAACATCTGCTTGGCCAATGAAACAAGTTCTTTTGGATCCTTGTCTAATGGTGCTGCTGCGATGGCCTTGGCGATTTCAACCATGTTCATACGCTCGTTGACCATTCTACGCACGAAGTTATTGTATAGTTTTTCCTTGCTGGGGTTACTATCATAGAAAGCCTTGATCTGAATTTGGCTTGCTTTGTAAAGAACTTGGTTTTCTTCCCATAGTTCATCTACGAATTGTTCACCGGTCATCTGCATGAAAATTTCTCCTAAATTAAAGCATGAATGCTTATGTTATTTATTTATTCGAAATAGTCAAACACCAGATTCTTGTGCGATTAATAAGTGCTTTCCGATCTCAAAAAGCCCTATGCTACCAGGTAAATCCAGTGCGGAAACATGGATTTGAGCCGTTCCGTCTGAATCCATGCTGGCAGCTACGAATTCTTTGATTTCTCCGTTTTCAACAGCATTTCGTATGTAATCAAGAACTTCTAACATATCCTGTTTACGTTTTTCTTGAGTTTCTTTGTTAATACTAATTACTTTCATGATTTATCCAAAAATATGGTCTGCTATACCTAATTCGACTACTTCGGCTGCACTGAGGTAAACATCACTGGCAGGCAGTAATTTACTCCTAATCTTTGAAGGTGCAAGACCAGTAGCTGTTTTTAGAATATCTACCATTCGCTGATTGCACAATTCTCCGTCGCGCATAGTGGCTTTTAGATCGTGATGCTTGCCGCTGAGGTTATCAGAATATTGGTGTATCATAAAACTAGTATTCTTAGCAGCATGTCTCTCACCTTTCGTACCTGCTGCAAAAATTAAGAATGCGGCACTCATGACTGCACCTATACCTATGACTCTGATCGGATGACTACTCTGTTGCATGACATCTATCAAGGCAAATGCCTGATATAAGTCTCCGCCCATAGAGTTTATATAGAGAGTGAGGATTTTTTCTTTGGAGTCTAAATTTTCATAGACCAACCATTTTATACATTCTCCTACTGTGTCCTCATCTATTTCTCCCTGTAAAAAATGTACAGAGTTTTCGAGCAGTTTTAAATTTACTCGATCTTCGGCATTAAAATCGTCGATTTTTTTCACGGTTCGTTCCTGGATATGATTACTTATCATTATAGTATAAGTTTATATCAGAAAACTCCCGCAATATATCCGATCAAAGCGATATAGGTAAGATAGTGTAGAAATTGATCCAACCCCAAAAGCCACCAGAATGATTCGTGTGTAGCAGGTCCTAGTCCATAATAAGAATTGATTTTTACTTTAGCCCAATCTATATGATAATGGATGATCGCATCAAGTAAACCGCAAACAAATGCTAACCAAATAGCTGGACTAAAATAAAAAAGACAAAGAAAAGTTCCTAGTCCGTGCAGTGAAGAGTGAAGTATTCCTCCGGGGTGACCATATATACCTTTATTGCTATATTGAAATTTGGTCTGTAAAGGAAAATCTATAACAAAATGCTTTAATGAAAACAAGGCAAATAATATCAATACCTCTAGCATTATGCCTCCTCTTTGTTATCCTTGGTCAATTCACACATTAGTAGAAAATGTTCATATGATTTTCTTACACTTTCGTTGGCTAAGAGCTTGTCTGCTTCAGACATCATTGCTTTAACACCGGCTTCAGCTACATCACGAATAGCAGGACGGATAAGGCTACGAGCTTCTTCGCCCCATACTTCGATAAGATTATTCCACGCATCAATTTCTGCCTGAGTCATTGCCTTGCGCTGTGGTCGAACCTCTGTGGCTTTAGATAAAGCGATACAGATAGCATCTTCAGCAACACGCCCAGCAGCAATCATTGGAGCATAGGCCGGATCGATATTAAATCTTCGACTACTGCCTCCTGGGTATACTGAAACTAAATGATAGCCTTTTGTAAAGCTATCTAATAGGTCGTTGTCATACTCAGATACTGGAACATATCTGCGTCCACGTTTTTCATAGTAAATTTTCTTCACGATATTCACTCCAACGATTGTTCTCAGAATCCCAGTGCCGATGATCATATAGAGTGATGATAATCTCATACCCTAGCAAGGCCAAACAAAAAAATAGACCTGCATGATCTTGTCTAGTGGTTAGACGCAGATCGAAACCGATTATGTCGCTGGTCTTATCAATCTGCACTTCCCAAAATTTGTGCCTAAGAGGAGTAGTTCCGGCCCATGATTTGATACATTTCCATCTATCGCTCCATGGATTTCTAATATTAATTTGTAGACTGATCATTCTGGTAAAGGGAAGAATCTGCTTACAAAACTTTCTTTATAACAACTAAATTCTTTAGGCATATTGTCAACGGCTTTTTCGGATCTGTAATACACCCAGTCTTTGTTTTCTACAACAGTTGTGCTGATTACAATGAATACTTTTCCATCATTGGATGACCATCTTGTACCGTTTCTAATTTCCATCAACGCTCTCCTTAAGTTCTGAAAACTTCTGTAGCCTCCGTGTCTACATTCTCTACCATATGTAGCATAAAACGATAGGCATCCCAGGCTTTCTTGACTGTGTCATTTTCTGACAATTCTGTGGGAAATATATCAACCCAAATAGCATTTTCAGGCTGCTTGTGGCGATGAATACCCTCTCGGCGCGGTTGGATTAATTTATTACTATCCCAGAGACTCTTGGCAACACGTAGACATTCTACTTCGTCAAGACCATATAGATAATCTTCTCGAATTGAATAGTCGGCGATGACTGGTGCCAATCCTTCCGGGTCACGAATACAGGTTGCGGTAATAATGAAAGCGACTTCATCTTCTGAAACTTTACCCATAACGATATCACGAATACAACGACCTAGACTAAATCCAATTTTCATTCTTCAACTCCGAAATGGTCTTTGATATTATCTATACAGTCATCTGCTCCTGCGAGGTCCACTTGATCACAGAGTCTTATACATTCTTTAATAATGATATCGGCCAACATTTCCATACGATGTTGGCAGTCTTCGGTAATGTATTTGTGAAGACCGTGTGCAATCATTAACTGTTTAACTTGTTCGTTCATTTTGACTGTTGTAATTTGGTAAGAGTGTCCATCATCATTTTCATGCTAGATTCTAGTTGCTTCTGTAGTTGTTCTGGGCTTTGTGTGGGCAGACAGGCTGTGGAATATTGTGCTGTTTTCTGTAAAAGAGCCTGTTCTCTAAGACAGTTACCTTGTGTATCAAAAGTTGCCAAGGGCGTTACCATGCCTAGATTAGTGATTAGAACTAGTTGGTATAACATCATAACCTCTCATTCTGTTGATTATAATAATATTATACTTTCAAAACAGATAAAAGTCAACTCCATTTAATGGCAAACATAGTAGCATCTTTTTCATTTTGGAAAAACCAAACACGACCCTTGACCATTTGTATATCTCTAAATTTACTTTGGCAGTGTTCTAAACACCAAGTTAATCTTTCCGAATAATCACGATCATCCGATAGTGCCACCGGATGATAGGTAGCTAAAAGATCCATCAAACGTTCGTCTTTAGTTATGGGATCATCTATGACCCTGGGCCTAGGCATGATTCTAGGAACCGGTGCACCCATTTATTTTCCGTACCTCAGTAACCATTCTGTCAATGCAGGGCCCATCAATTTGGCAGTGATTCGATATTTGTAGCCAAAGGATACTTGATCAGCCATTCTATGCCATGTAGGTGTATCACAGGCATTCTTCATGATCCATTGACCTCGATCACTCTTTTCCCATTCTATTAAAGGTTGAGCAGCATAGAGATCAGGATCCTCAACATCCCCCATAGAAAATTCATGAACTACCACAGTCTTAACTTCTTCCACACGGTCTCCTACTAACACATACTTAGTCATTGGGGGCCTATGGATTCTGTCTTTGTGATGCTGTGACCATTGCTCCGCAAGATGTTGATTAACCTGGGACGTTCTATCCGGCGCATAAGGCCAGGAGATACTTTCCTTAACACGGCCCATAATTTATTCCTCATATGTAAGTAGATCAAAAAGTTCGGCATATTCTACGTGTGGTTCCATGTGAAAACCTGTACCCCATACTACCCAAAATTTACGTTTGTAGATTCGACGTAGCCAAACATATCGTCTAGATACAGTCTGCACAGGCCAAAAGGCAAACGTCTGCCGCCAGGGATAGCAATCACAGCCGTCATAGATGCGTTGTGTTATTTCCATCGTAGTGTAAAGTTAATGGCATCACCGGAATCATGGAAAACAAATGTGCTGCCGCGGCACTCCCAATGACCTTTGGCATTTTCTGTCAACCAATGTTTGATATCAACAGCCTGTCGATTATGGTCAAATCTAATCAGTTCTATCTTGTGCCAACCTAGTTCTACCAGCATGTCAGATAGTATCTGGAAGTCAATTTCACTCTGAAGTTGTGTAGATAACTCGTTGGCTATTTCATTTTCTAGATTATTCATCAAAAATACTCGTCCGGTTCAGCAAAATAATCCCAGCCTTGTCCGCCCAACATTTTTTGTAATTCCCATTTGGCTTCTTCGACTTTGCATTTTACAGGTTGTTGATCGCTGCCTAGCACAGCTTCGCATTGAGCACAAAAATAGTTCATACCAAATCTAGGTTCATCGTAGTAGGCCACGCCACCGCAGGGCAAGACCATATAATCAGTATAGTCTGTCATAACCTACTTTCTAAATCCTTTTCAAATATTCCCCATCCTAGCCTACTCTTAGGCGTATTACTTCTAGCTTGCACACAGATAAAACCTTCATCGTCTATGGTAACTCGCCAATCATAGTATCTTGTATTATAAAGGTAATCTCTAAATTGAGCTACTAGCCTCGAAGGCATGGCATTCTCCCATCTAATATCTTTAAGGGTAGAACTTTTACCTGCTAATATTTCTACTATTTTTAATTTTTCTAGATTATCTTGATTCAACGGTAGAAAACTAGCACGATCGTAGAGACTATCTACAATACCCATACAGCTCAATGGGGCAAAGGCCTGATCTCTAACCTTGTTGAAATCATACTCACGGATGATGACTTTACGTCTTAGTGTTCTTATCGCCATTTTAATACAAATATCATTCTATCTTGTTCACTGCGAAACCAAAACTTGCGGTTGTTCATATACCAACGTTGTGCAGGTTCTGGTGCTTTTGATTCTCCCCAGATGTGTTCACCTGCTGATCCGAAATGTTCTAGGCACCATGCTTCCATTTCTCGCCAATTACCGCCTATGGGTTCTGCTGTGTAATAACGACTGCCATATACTTTTCCCTCAGCCAATACTATGTTCTGCACAGGACTCCATGCAATATCTTCCCACAGACGTTTAAGAGCCTGCGCAGAATAGCTCTTGCCTGCATTGCGTCCCGTGATCTGTACCATGCCTCTGCCTTTATACTGTGTCATTTTTTTAAGTAAATCTTTCTGCCAAGGATACATTACTGCGACCACATCATCAACATTATTGTAGCATACTTCTCATGTTTCTGCCTAACCTTTATGGTAAGACAGTTGTCGCTAGCATCGTTACCTACAAAGCCCCAATCCCAATCCCACTTTTGACGACCCACATGCTGTTCCATCCAGGGACGATAAAAATCATTAGGATCGGCACTGTCAAATTCCACCCAAACAGCACCGCCTAGATCTACCCAACGAGGATCATTGTGATCCACTGCGATCTTACCTTTGGGCCAACGAACTTTGATACAGACACCGGGCACTAACCACCACCATAGTCGTTCGCGTATATTGAGACCACAGGGCATATAATGATTGTATTGTTTGCCCTTGATCTTGATCAGTTTTTTGATTTCGTATTTGGCCATATCCCAAAGTCTCATGACCACCTCAATGAAAACATCACAGCATCTTGTTGTGTCTTAAATGCATATCTATTAGGACCTAACATATACCAACGGTCTTGAGGTAGACGTTCTTTTAACCAATCTATTCTTTGATCTGTATCGCCTTGAACAGATTTAAGAATAATCTGATGAGGCCAAATAGTTTTTTTGAGTACTCTCATTTTAGTTTATTCCCTTCTGCTGTGCCCCAGCGAAGCATAAACATAGTGGCATCACGTTCCTCAGCAAACTGCCAATATAGTGCATGATAGGTTTCTGAACGCCATAGGTCTGTACAGTTTGCTTCGCACCATGCTTTCATCTTATCTACATTACCTAGCTGTATATTTTCAAAGTTGATACGATGACTAAAGGTGGCACGAGCTCTTGTTGCCAAGATCTCGTTCACACTACCAACCTTTAAACCTTTACCTAAGCCAATCGCCATATTTCAATAAGAACATAGTTCGTTTTGGTTCATCAAAAAAATCTAGATGCATCGTAGTGTCTGGAATCATTGCCACATAATCTTCTCGCCACTCTCTGTGTTCGCGAGTAGTAAATCCCAAGACTGCTTTCATCTTAGATCTAACCATCCATACACTCTTGGGATAATCTTTCTTGATTTGATTTAGAATATCTTCCCATTGGGACAATGTCAGTTTCACAGCTTTCATAGATATTTTAAGGTAAAAACCACAGCTTCCAAGGGTTCTTTGATATACACAGTGTACATAGGATCACCAGAATTAAATCTATGGGTAACATCGGCACTAGGACAATTGGTACCCATCCACTGTTCAAATTCTCTATCATTAGCAGGATAAGCCCAGCAATACCAACCTCTGGGCGGCGGATTTAGAGGAAATGAACTTCCTGGATTAGGGACAGTTTTTCCATCTTCGAACCGCCAATGATGTATCACCGTTTCTCTGATTTTCACCCAACCACCTTTAACAGCTTTTAAGGTCATGACCAAGTTCTATGATTTTCAGCGACCCATTCGTTGCCATCGTATTCTGCAATATGCCAATCGACATCAGCAGGAATTTCAACGACTTTAATATTAGCATGAGCTCCGTTGGCGGCCATGCCTAGACTTTTGATCACGCTGATAAGATAAGGATCATCTCTGCTAATATCAGATTCATAAAAGTCCGTAGCAGTGATTCCTGCTAGTTTTTTATATTCCTCAAAAGCCCGCTTACTAAGACTGAAGCCGCCATAGCAGGTATTAATGGCCACACGTCTGAGACCTTTCATTTCTTCTAGAAGTTTTTCTGGAGTCATTTCCACTTCAAGGAAAACCATTGTGCATCCCTTTCATCTGAAAAATTATAAACAGCCACTTGATCCCATTCATAGGATACATCAGCAGTATCTTGAACATCAAATCCCACAAATGATTTGCACTGTGACTGTGCCCAAGCAAAGGCTTCTTGAAAATATTCCTGTGCTTGGTCATAGTTCCTTTCACTGTCAGTGAGATATATTGAAATCATATCTCTACAACTTTCATCATATCCCAACCAGTATCTTCATAACCATCGTACCCTCTAGGATTACAAACGATCCTAGTACTACCTATGACATAGTCAAACGGATGATGGGTATGTCCGTGTGTCCAAAGAACGATATTAGGATGATCTAATATAAATTCGCTTAGGTCACTGTGATAACCACCATTCATTATATAATCATGAGCATACTGCGGATGGCAGCTCAAATGACTAGGAGTATGATGTCCCACAACCACGAACTTCTGCTCGGGCGGATTTTGATCCAATACCGTTCTGAAATAGTCAAGAGTCTTATGATGACGTTCAGCGATATCAGCAGGCTTTAACTTTCTGAAACCTGCGTAATCATGCCTGATGATACGGAAGTCGTTCATCATATCTGCTAGAGCATGTAGGGTAAACGGATCACCTTTGTTGCAATCAGTCCATAGAGTCGCACCTATAAAGGTAACACCATCGATGATCTTAGCATCTCTTTCTAGGAAATACACGTTTTCATATTTGGCACATTCAGTTCGGAGATCTTCTAGGCTTTGAAAAAATTTGCCGTGATAGAATTCGTGATTACCTGCCACATATATCACATGCGGAAACTGAAAACTACAACGTTTCAGAAAGTCACGAAATCTAAGAGCACTTTCTTGCCTACGCCCTATACCTTGGCTATTTGGAGGATCCCAAAGACTATCCACAGTGGGATGGTCATGTAGATCCTGCGCTACCATGATATCACCAGACAGGATCAAAACATCGGTATCGCCAGCATTTTGGATATTGATATCTGCAAATTCTAGATGCAGATCTGAAACAATTTGGATACGCATAATACTCACTTTGCTAGAAATATGTGTATATTATAGCACCACTTAATTCATCTGTCAACGAGTTAAATACACGTATATTACCCGGGGGCGAAACGATGGGAGATTTTTTCAAATTAGTCGCAGAATTGGGTTTTCCAATCGCGGCTGCAATGGGAGCAGGATACTTTGTATTCCTAACGCTCAAATTTATTTTGGCTGGTGTTACATCTAGTGTTAATGGTATCAAAGGTATCATTAGCGCATTAGATAACCGTGTCAAAACCATGAATCACGACGTGATTCGAATCGACACCGTGGTTTCAAATGCATTAGGTCTAAGACCCGATGTAGATCGTATTGCTCGCGCCGATGGTAAGAACGATGCAAGGAGAGATTAATGGAATATACATTTACAATTAACTTGTTTTATGTAATATGGTTTTCAATTCTTGTGTTAGCGTTTTATATCTATATGCAGGACGACGGCGATGATCACCTAACTCATATACGTCATGACATCGAAATGAAAAAAGAATGGTTTCGCATGTTGGCCGAAAAAAACAAACAGAAAAACGAGAGATTTTAAAATGCTATATGTTGATTATACCTGGGACTGCAACCCCAACGGAATCATCCTAGATGAAGAATTTAACAGTGATAAATTAGGTTGGAAGGGCGGCGATTATTTTCAGTTAGTTAATGTAAATGGTAGACAAATATTAAGAAAAGTAGGAAATGTTCAGCAGTTCATACTAGAGGGAGCGAACAATCATGAACAAGTATGAAACATGGTGGAATTCATTATCACCACAGATGCAGCAGTATCTTAGACAACAACCAATTTGGCAAGACAGAGATTTATATAAATCTTTAGCGATAGGAGTGGTCGTGGGTTTTCTAATCGGTCTAGTGGTAGGCTACGAGTGGGCGTGGCGTCCGATTGAACAATCTTTTAGACCTTTGATAGGATAATGGACGAAACCCTAATATTATTTGGTTTATCATATATAGTAGGATCAGTCGCTTTAGTGTTCGGAATTTATTCTTTCTTTACTCTAAGAGAGATAGAAAAAGATCTAAAAGATAAACAAAAAAGGCAAACTATGAATGCCTGGAATTATTATCACGATAAAGCCAAGCAAAAATCTACAGTTAAGTCACCATTCAAAAATTTATAAGGGGAGATAGATGGATCCGGTAGAATTAGTTAACAAGTATGGATTTCCTATAGTCGCTGCAGGTGGCATGGGGTATCTAATATTCTATGTATGGGAATGGGCTACTAAAGAAATAAAACCTGTGCTCAGCGAAGCCAACACAACCTTAATCGCTCTAATAGATCGTATTCGTATGTTAGACAACGACCTAATTAGGCTACAGCAAAAAGTCAATACTACTCTACATCTACGCGGAAAAATAATTGAAAGCGAGCGTGTGTTAGAACAGGTTAAAGTTGACACAGAAGCTAACAAGAAGTTTGACGAAGCTGCTCATATAGACGATAAGAAACCTTCTAAAGAAGGTTAATAACTACTGGCCAATTTATAAGCTTCTGGTATACGAGTCTTGGTATTTTTACTATTCAATAGGACGACAATGCGTCGTCCTATTTTTGTATCTAGCATCATCACAATACATCCACCCGATGCTCGAATATATCCTGTTTTGCTGACAATAAAGTCATTGTGTGCGACCAAAGGATTAGTATTTTTAAACACCATAAATTTTTTCTTGTGTTTAATTTTAACTGCGCCCATGTTACTTGCTTCTACTATTTCTTGATAGTTTTCTGCGGCCTTGACTAACTTGATTAGATCGTAGGCAGTACTGGAATTCATAACTCCTAATCCTGTGGGGTCAACAAAATTAGTATTCAACATTCCTAACCATTTGGCCTTGGCATTCATAGCATTCACACAGGCAGAACGTCCCCCGGGATAATTATTACACAAAGTCTCAGAGGCTCTGTTATCAGAATGTACTATGGCTAATTGAATTAATTCTTTTCTTGTATATGGCTTAATATATTGATCTAGTTCTTGTTGAGAATCTAAAACTACAATCACTGTCATTAATTTTGTGATACTAGCTATACTACGTTTTTCGTGCATATTTTCACTTTGGATTATATCACCGTCTCCGTTAGCCACTAGCCATGCAGTGGCCGTGATATCTTTTGAATAACACATAGAAGATATCAATCCCAGGACTATGAATAGAAATTTTTTCATCTTGGTTTACAAAGGTTAACTGATTTTATGCCGTTCAAACTAAAGGTTTGTATAAATTTTGCCATATCATCATTGACACTGATCATCTGAGCAGGCATCATGAACTTGTATTGTAGCATCAACCATACACTATAGTCAATCCACCAATCTAGAGGAGTATACATTATTTCTCGTGGGCTATAAATTCGCCATTCCAATCATCGCCTAGATCCTGCTGTTTCATAAATGCACAGCGTTCAATCCACATCTTATAATACTTGTCCATTTGTCCGTCAAACGAGCCTTTTAATTCTCCGCAGAGTATTGCGGCTGCGTCAAATTGTTTTTCTTTGTATAACTGATGCATCTTATTATGTGTCTCCAGCGACTTGTAATAGGCAGTTTCATCACCTCTAATTCTTAACACAGTATAGATAGAGTCTGCTACAGTTTTGCCTTTGGGCTGTAGATTGTCTAGATAGAGATAGAAGAAATCGTTGGCTGTTCTATTATAAGTCTCTGCGCCGATAATAGCCAATACTCCATAAGCCTTACAACGTGCTTCTAGTCGAGCAGCCGTTGATACCATGTCACCTAAGATATCATAACCATGACGAGCAGTTGATCCCATTTCACCTATATAACCATCACCTGTATTACAACCCCAGCCCATTGCCGCAGGTGGAAGTCCTAATGCTTCTTTTTCTTTAGTAAATGCCTGTACAGCATCTAGCATTTCTAGTCCAACTTTGACAATAGTATGTGCATGGTTAGGATCATCTAAGGGAGCACCATGCATGTGCATTGAAGCATCACCTACATATTTGATAACCATGCCGTTGGCATTGATAATAGGAATGGTGATAGCATCCATGTAGCCGTTCATATATTTGGCCAGTCCTTCTGGGCCGCCATTGCCGGGTTTATCGAAGTGTTCGCCAATAGGTGTAAATCCACGTAGGTCTGAGAACATAACCGACACATCTTTCTTTGTGCCTTTCTTGATAAGATCCGGATTTTCTTGAAGAAGCCTAACAACTTCGGGAGAACAGTAACCTGCGAATTGTTTCTTGATAGCCTGTTTCTGTAGAAATTCACTTACAAATTTGACACCATAGGCATGCAGAGCGACCAATAGTAGGCCAACTCCAGGGGCAGTAGCGTCAAATAACCATAGAAAATGGTCGAACACAATAAAACTGCCAACAGCCATGCCACCAACCAATACCACTGTTGCGATGAGACCTGCATATACATACCTCGTTAAAAATAATAATAGAATACCAGCGGCTGCAATTACAAATATTTCTAAACCGTCCGCATAGTCAGGACGTTGAATAACAACATTATTAAACATAGTTCCTAGTACCGCAGCTTGAACTTCGTGAGGCCAAATTGATCCCATGGCTGTTGGAACCGGATTACCTAAACCAGCAGCAGCCACACCCACTATAACCACAGCACCGCCGAAATCTTTAGGCAGTTCAGTCATTGACACTGACCGTGATTTCTGGCTCCAGTCGATCCACACACGACCTAGGTTGTCTGTTGTGATAGGACCAAACTTTGGTATGCGCATCTTTTCTACACCGTTGTCATTTAATTTAATTTGAACGGTCGAATCCTGTGCAGCCACACGCAGGGCTTCCATAGCAAGACTGGGATATATTTTTCCATCTACTGCTACCAACAACGGCATTCTACGATTCACTCCGTCGATTTCCGGTAGTGTATTCACTATACCAACACCTGCGGCCTTTTGTTCTATGCTGCTTATATTAGCCATAATTCCAGGATATTGAATTATCCTGTCTTGAAAATCTGATCCTATGACTGCTGTTCCTGGTTGCTTTGCTTCGTTTTTATTTCTATCCGCAGGCATATTAGGCAGTATCACAGGGTACCTAGATAGTGTGTCTGCTAGAGCTCGATCTCCGCCTTGGCGATCTTTTTCAGTCATTAGTACATTAAACACAACCAACCCTGCATTTCTTAGATAAAGATTTTCTATGAGTGCTGCATATATTTCACGGTTAAATGGCCATTGTCCGTATTTGTCTAAGGCGTTTTCATCAATATTGACTGTAACAATATTATTTTCGGTCGGAAGTTTGTTTACTATTAGAGTATCGAAATATCTTAATCTTATACTTTCTATAAAGACAGGATCAGCTATTCTTATACTTGTTACAAGTATAAGTGTTAATATTGCAGTCCATGGACTTAAGATAATTTTTTTAAGGTTTACTTGCTTTGGAAGGGAGATCTTCATCGATGTGATGTCCTAGAGTAGTTCCTCCTACATTTCCTGCAGATATCTTTTTACATCCCTCTCCGGGGATATTAATACAGTTAGGAGGCGGTGGCGCAAACACAGGCCTAGGGCCTGTGGCGCACCCTGTTAAAATTAATGTAATGGCAATTATAGTTGACCCGCGCATCATTTATTTAACTAAAAAAACGGGTCAAATCGTATCTAAAAATAGATAGCTGCTTAGATCTTCTCAAAGATAAATTTAGAATCGCTGCCTATACCTAATATACAGGCGAACTCTTTATTACTTTTAACAAGGGTCCAACTGTTATCTTTTGGCTGTACCCATAGACTATATACAGAATTGTCGTTGTCATGCTTGCCTGTCCAACTTAATTTCTCTTGATAATTTTTGCTGAGATTTTCTATGATCGTTTGTGTAGAATCACACAATATAGGATAGTCGTATCTAAATTGAGCGTTGGCTATAGAGCTTGCTAGGCAGAATAGGAACGCCGATGCTAGTAAACGCATGGCATACTCCTTAAAACACTATTTATTTTTGAATCTATCTTTGATTAACATGCCCACATATGTGCCTGCAAAGGCTCCTAGCAGAGCAGGTATCAATGCTAGATTGTCTTGAGTATAATTGATTACCGCTACGCTGGCAGTGAATGTAACAAATGCTGACCAAAAGCTAGCGGTCAGCGGTTTGTTGTTCTGAATAGAATTTACAAAACAGACATAGATTATATCTGTTACAAAAATCGCAAGAAAAGTTATAAAATATGTGAACATCAATTTTCTTTTTTATCTTGGATTTTAGATTGGACCTGGGCTGGAGGATTTTCCGGCCAGACTTTGTCTTTGATATAATTAGCACCGAACCAGCCCCAGGCTGAAAAGAAACCCCACATCATTATTTCTAATATCATAGCTTGTCCTTAAAAACACAGCTATTTAGTGAGGGAATTATTGTCCTTGTGTTACAGTGATTGCTGAGCACGTGACTTGTGCGCAGTTATGTGTTATTGAATAAAATTGCTGTGTAGATCCGCTCTGTGATGTGGTAATTGAAGTAGCGCCGCCTGTAAGGGTAATGTTGGCCATGTGTGCAGCAGATCCTTGCTGTAAGACATTTACAGTTTTATTTCCACCACTGAGATTTATTTCAGCGTAGTGATTGCCGTTATCTTTCTGTTGTACAGTTACAGAATTAGAAGTGTCGTTGACAGTGGCTAAAATTCCTTTAGTGCCTCCTGTGCTCTGCTGTGTTAGATTAACTGTGTTTGAGTTGCCTATGACATCTAATTCTATATAATTTGTAGCGGTAGCACTGGTGCTGGTCTGAGTAGTGTTGGTAGTATTATAATGTCCGCTGACATAAATTTCACTGTAATTATTTTTTGTTCCGCTTTGTATTACCGTAGCAGAATTATTGTTACCTATCTGTGTTATGCTAACCACAGTATCTTGTAAAGGTCTGACACTGAATGCTGTTACTCTATTAGTAAATTGTGCATTAGCATTGAAAGGAGCATTAGAGCCGCCGCAACAGAAACTTCCTGGATTTGATACACTACCACCACCTGTGTCTGTAGATGTTGTTGGATTATTAGCATCGTAGATGAAAGTTATTTCTGCTATCTGCATTGAGTTACAATCTAAACCACACCCTTCACCTGCTTTAGTAGTTGGAAAGAAAATATAATAATATACATAGGCATTGCTGTTCGCTACTGTTATTTCTGAACTGGTTGTGAATCTGTTGTCGCTGAGATTAAGAGCACCTTCGCTAATCAAAGTCCAAGTGGTACCGTTGTTACTGCCGTAGAGTTTATAACTGGTAGGATCTCTGCCCGGAAAATCATTAGCAGTGGTTAGTGTAAATCCTTTGACCACTCTGCCAGAACTCAATTTAATAGTAACACCTGCATTGTACTTGTCAAAGTTTAGATACTTGGTATTAGGATTTCCGTCAAAGGCATTTTCAGCGCCTTCACCTGCAGGACTGTTAAGGCTGGTTGGATATATGTTGGTGATATTAACAGTTGCGCTGGTAGTTGTGATATTTTGATAACTAGGTGTAGGAGCACCAGCAGGACTCGATGTAGTCATTGTTGAATTATAACCACCAGGAGTACCAGATGTTGTTCCACCATTAGGATCTGGTCCGCCACCATTCTGGTTAGCAACAAGACCCGTTGTACTGGTTCCTGGTGTGCCTGAACTGTTGGCAATACAGGGATTACTGCCGCCCCACGCTCCTTGGCAAGCACCTAGTGCAGGGCTGACAGTCCAACCTTGTGCGGCTATGTTATTGTAAGGTCCAAATTCTGGGTTATAGGCCATATTGGCTCCACCATTAAACCTAAACGTAGGAGCACGGTACCAAGGACCGTAGTCACCTGCCCAATAACTTCCATCAATGCCATAAAAACTTATTTTAGCATATGCTACAGTTGAGGCCTGCGCTGCTGATAATGTTGCACTAATGGACAATGTTGTCCAAGGTACAGCAGGATCGATACAGGGATTTCCGCATACCGCATTTGGGTTTGGAAGATTGCCTGAATAATTTGTACTAGTCTGTGTTACCAGTGTGCCGGTGCTGGTATAAAATTGTATTCTTACGTTGGCAGTATCACTTTGCCCTGCGCGGCCACCGCCGTTGTGTGCTAGAACGCTGAGTTCAAAAGTGCCACCCTGTTGCATCGTGCTGTTAAACACAACGTTCTGACTGATAGTAGTAGTAACATAAGCAGTGGCGATCGAGTTATACATGTCCTGTGCATAACTAGTCGACATGGCTGTGATGATATAAACTAAAAGGATTCGTAAAATATGTTTCATCGATTCCATATCCTTACAGTTACCTTATTTGAACCGTCACCTACAACTTTAGTTTCCACATCGTTGCTGTTGATAGAAATGTTATAGGTAGTGTTGTCCATCTTCTCGCCGCTTTTGATTACTATAGTGTTACCTCGATCATCATCTTTTCTGTAATACCAATTTAAACCTTTTTCGTTACCGCAGTCATTGAAGGGATAACAGGGATTTGATCGAGGATCTCCTAGTACCCCACCAGCAGCGCCATTTATACCGTATAATTGTGTTTGTTCATTTTCTCTTGATTGTTTTTCTGATAAGGTTTTTTCATTTCCTTCATGAACTTTTTTGCGTTCATCATCAGTATACTTAGATTTATCTCGGTCACGATCTTTCTTATCATCTCTATCATTTTCAACCCTAGCGATGTTTTCAGGTTTTTTAAGATTGCTGTCATTGCTCACGGCTACAGGATCTACCTTAACTGGAGGCAACGGCGGTTGTTGAGAATCTGTGACATAGGTGGCTGTATAGGCCTGATTGAGACTGACCAGTCCTGCGTCTGTGATTACATCTATAGCACCGACTACACAGTTGCCGGTAATTTGAAAATTTATTAATTTCGTAGGATCGTCGCAGCTAGGTAATAGAACTACTAAACTACGACCCACTTCGTCTACAGTCATAGCAAAATCAGTACCTCTCACAGCAATAGTAGCTGTAGGGGTTTTTATATTGACATTTTGTGGATTATTTTTTGCTACTTGTCCGGATGCGTATCGAACTGTGCCTAAGGCAACTTTCATTCCTAATTTTCCAGCATCTGATTGTTTTGGATCATAGACAAAGTCATCTATGATTAGTTTTGAATTTTCTGTGATTTTTACTTTGGTATTATCTTGGAAAGTGATTCCTATATTGGTTTTAGAGCCAACGTTTACAGTATCCATAGATTCGATGCCAGTACTGTTCTTTCCTTGAATTGTGGTTTTTTCTCTTTTGATTTCTACAGCGGTACCTTGAATGTCGCTGATGCTACCTATTGCAGCAGCGACATCCAAAGATATGAACATTAAAAACCATAGATATTTCATCAGTTCCCTGTTGATACGGTTACATTATTGCTGTTGCCGTTAGTGGTAATATTAACAGTGGTGTTAACGGTACCACTTTGTGTGACTGTATGAGAATTACTTGTTCCTGTTACTGATGCAGTTAAATGATGTCCAGCACCTGCACTGGCACCAGTCATTGAACTAGTAAATGTATTACTATCTCCTAATATAGTTATAGCACTGGTTGAATTGCTTGTGAGTATAGTCTGTGTTACAGTATTGCTATCACCAGTGATACTTAATGTATTAGTAATGTTTGACCCTTTGATAGTGCTTGTCACGGTATTCAAGTCGCCAGTAATAGACATCGTACTGTTCACATTTGTGCAACCTGTTGTTCCGTCGCCACAAGTAAAAGTAATCTGATTAGTGTCACCTACAACGGTTTTACTAATAGTATTACTGCTACCTACTACGGTATAGTCAATTGTATTTGCATCACCTGTTTGTGATGTTGTAAGGATATTTGTAGATCCTGTTATCTTGCTCTGTTGATTTAAACCACTGTTACCTACTCTATTATTTGCTCCTACCTGTGTGATTGATATCACATTGGTAGAACCAACTTGTTCGATGTATACCCCATTATTAGCGTATGCACCAGATCCTGCAAATATCGCAGCCATTATAGTGGCCATCTTATAATAATTTTTTACCATTTTTACTTTCTCCGTGGTGACGAAATGCACCGTTTAAAACTAATTCTTTCATTCTCCCTTTTTTACTTCTTCTTTTCCGGCCTCACTTTCTGTTTTATTGCCTTCATTGCCTGTTCCGACATTGGACTGCTGTGGTAAGGCTGATGACTGAGTTTTGGTGGTGGCGGATTCTTTATCGGGCTGTGTCGGAACCAACTCATCTTTCTTCTCCTCCTTCTTTAATATAGGATCGGGTCTAGACGTCTGTGTGGGTTTTTCTTCTTTATAGCTCCAGTGTCCTTTTCTGGCGCCTTCTTTAATCATTTCTATAACCGCAGCATGGATCGCCAATTGAACAGCCTTGTTCATTGATTCGTTGGTGGCTGAACCAGTTTCTAGTTCTAGAGATGCTGTGCCAGCATCGTAGAATCTAAGGACTCCTAGTTTATCCATAAAACTAATTACAGTTTTGCTGGTATTGACTGCAACTAACACTTCTCCTGTGGCTACAGAAACTGCTCGTAAACTTATAGTTACTTCGTCTTGTTGATATTGGGTGGTTGCTCCTATGCCTAGAATTCTAGCACCGGAACCTCCGCTCATTGTATTTGAATCATAACCTATGATACCGCCTTCAAGAATCATTCCAGCAAACATCATAGGAGGAAGTTGTTGTGCGTCCTTGCCCTGATATAGTTCTCGCATTTGACGTATAAGTTGACGTTCCTTGACTATGTTATCTAGGCCGCCGCGTTCGAGAACTTTGAACCATTTTCCATTGCCCACGTCCTGTAGGCTCTTTACTAGGTATGCGTCTGCGCCCTGTGTCACGGCAGAACTAAGGCTGGCAATAACCTGACTAGACTTTCTTTGTCCAGTCATATCTCGGAAATTATAAACAGCCACAGTAATCGCACCAGAGGCTGGTTCGGCTAATTGTGGTTCTTTTTTTAGTTTAGGTGCGGTAACTACCGGATCGTCAAAATTTCTTACATAGTTCCCGACGGTTCCACATCCTGCAAGTGCTATAGCCAATGCTATAGGGGTTAATTTCATTAAGGTGCTAGCCATCCGAAGTCTCCAATTGGTACAGTCATTGTGGTAATATTACCGTTGGCATCCCTAATGGTAATTTCTATTAAACTACCTGTTTTTGTATAGGTAATTGTTCCACCATTGAATGCAAAGGTTCCGGACGCTTGTGTTCCTTGTCCTTCGAATAATTTTTCTGTGATTTGTCTTGCTAGTTCGTTGTAGACACGACTTTCTAAGTTCGCCACAAATTTAGCCATAGTGGTGTTCTTAGCGTCGTTTTCAGCTTTCAATTCGTCTGCTTTTTTTTCAGCAGCGATAGCAAGTTTACGACTCAGTTCTTGACTGTAGATCGTTAATGCGTGACTTGAATATCCTATGCCAGAAAAAGCCGGACTATTGAAATTATGGACCATTTCTGCAGCATATACTGGTGCGATAGTAGTCGCAACGATGCTGCATAATGCAATAATTTTTCTCATTGTAATTCGCTCCCGGTTATCGGTATAGTTATTTAAATAACAACTGAGAGAAATTAAACTGCTTGATAATGGAGGGATTAGGGAGTCTTTACCTGCATACCGTTTTGAGCACCTACTTCAAAACCGTATTTGTATACTCCGATTTTTTCATTGAATTGTTCACTGGTTTCTATGTATGTTATAGTCATTTTAGAACTGTTCACAAACAAGACACCTTTGAATTGGTCTGCTGTTTTATAATAATCAAAGGCCAATGATTTCATCGGCACATGAAGACTGTTGAAATCAAGAACTCCGTTGCCATCAAACGGACTCACTGATGCTAATTGCTGTTTACTGATATTTAAAAACAATGACCTGATTGTTTTTTCCCATAGAGATCTAACAAACCGCACCACTGTGTTAGCATCGGCTCCACCTTGTATGGCCAATGGTCCGAATTCAGTCCAAAAATTTTGTTTGGCGCCGACACCAACACCGAAACTTTTGCCCGACAAAGGAGTTTGAGGATTCTTTTTTTCTTGCTCTGCTATAAACTTAGTGACTTCTTCAGTGACCTCTTGTCTAACTTGATCTGTACTACCATAGCCTTTTCTGCCTTTGATTCTGGCCATGTTGTCTTTTACTTCATAGCCCTCGCCCCTAATAGTGAGATCTCCATGACCTGTCTTAGATAATGTAATATCGGGGCTTAGTATAGCAAGGAAGAATTCTCCCTTGCCTCTGTTGGTTTTGGTGTTTCCGCTCTTAAATGAACCGGCTATGTTCATTAGTTCTGATGCGATATTTTGATAGATATTTGGAAACTGTGTTTTAACCAAAGAAGTAATGTTTCTAGTTTCACCAGCAGTTAGTAGTGCATCTACATCTATAATACCTTTGGTTACTATTTCTTTTGCGAATGCCATTTTATCTTCAAATGGTGCTTTAGCATCAATAATAGCTTTAGATAATGTCGTTTGAATTTGCCTAAGATCGATATCTTTGGAAAATATTTCATCAAAGCCACCACCTAGATCCATCTTCCTAATGTAACTGTAGATTTGATTAAGCTCGTCTATATCAAAGATGTTCTGTACCTTATCTGTGATAGTGGTTTGTACTTGTGTGATCTTAGGATCTGCAGAATTTCCCGCATTATCTGCTTGAGATAAACCCGGTTTTTCTTCAATTAAAAATTCAAATGCTCTCATAAGAGTATTTATCGCAGTTCGGGAAACAAACAATCCTGTATAAAAACTCTAACATCGTCTTCGTTTAATCCTAGACTAGCCATTACTTTTGGAGTATGCGGGTTCTGTTTCTGATTTTGTGCATAATAATTCTGTTCGAAACTAGCATCATCTACAGTATTGTTTGTTTCGCCCACAGTTTCTATGTAATGATTTACCAGTATATGAGCTAGGCTTTCGATCTGAGACAATTCACTTTCATCACTAACATTGCCCGCAGCTATCATGTGCGGACTAAAAATACGCTGCGCCCAATCAGGCAATTCACGCTTTTTAATCCACTCATATCTGCTGACTTCTTCAGCAAAATATTCAATCATAGGATGGCTACGATCCTTTGTAGGACTGTAATCAATAAAGCAGCCTGTGATTTTGTTTTTGCCTGCTATAACATCAAAACCAAAAATGGGTGCCGGGTTATGGGTATGCGGAAAAACACAGCAGTGCATCATCCAGAGGCCCTTTGAGGATCGGGCATCGACTACATCGATGTGAGCTCTACGATAATTACCACTGGTCCAGACACGATTTACCCAACCCGGCTGATTGAAACGATCCATGCCTGGTTCTTGGGTTTCTATTCCTGTTTCGGAAAACCTTTCTTCTAATAGAGCTTGTATTCCTATTAGAGTATTCCAGACCTTACTGTCCGTCATAGATTTTCACAACTTCCATCATTTCGTCAAAAAATCTAGCAGCGAAATCAAAACAGACCTTAGCTTCGTCGGCCATACTATCATTCAACTTAGATCTAATAGCTTCCTTGATTTTATCAGGAGAGTCTCCGAACTGATAGTATTTTCCTGAACCAGGTACACGTTTAGCGATCATCTGTCCGCCACTTAGATCTCCCATGTGTCTTACATAGATATGAGCCATTAATTTTTCAGGATCGTTTTTAATTTCAAGAATATATTTGATATAATCATTGACCACAGGACACATATAGGGAACTTCATCTGAATCTCCCCAGAGTTCTGTGAAATCTTCTAGGATAGCTGGAGCTCTTCGCACCTCCGGTAGATCGTTGAACAATCTGTGCGGCATGGCACAGACTTCCAATATTTCATACATGGGGTGTTGATTTTTAAGATAGGTAGCGTAAATTTTTGGATTTACATTTCCTGAAAACAATACCTTAACGAAAGGTCTTGTCTCTGCTCTTTTGTGTTGTTCGTGGGTGAGTTCTTTTAGATTCATAGTGAAGTTATTTACTTTCACTGTAGTCTTAGCAGAAAAAATAAGAAATCTTTTTCATTGTCTAGTTTAAGGAAATAGTCTTCGGAACCGAATTTTTCATACTGCCATTTTTCTCCCATAGGTCCTAGACTTTGTTCGAAAAATATTCGAACAGTTTTTTTACCAAATTTGCCAAAGGAGAGTCGATTCGGACGCTTGTCACGCAAATGGATCCAGAACCCGAATCTTTTAGCTCCTGTTTGTTGATGTTTTACTAGTCTAACATCATCAAAATTCATTGTTCTTGTTCTAGAGTAATTCTCAACGGGAATCCATTGTTTCTAGCTATTTGAGTAGATTCGATACCTCGTTGTTCGGCTATCTCATGCGTATAGACTCCGGCCACTGCACTTCCTGAATTATGAATTTCTAAAGTAATATTCCTAGCTTCAGATTCACTGTGTTTGAAAATAGAAGTTAAAAGTTCCATGACGAATTCCATGGGAGTATGGTCATCGTTAAGAAAGATTACCTTCCACATTTTTGGAGGCTGAAGACTAACCTTTATTTTTTCATCAAATTGGATTTCGGTGCTCATAATTTCTCCTTCGATGATATGGGGGACTAGCCCCCATATATATTTACTTAACCTCTACAATATCAATTACACGCGGCTTCATTTCTTCTGGAACAATTCGTTCGATTCTGATCTGAAGGATGCCGTTTTTGATATGTGCGCTTACGATTTTCATATGTTCCGCAAGGGTAAACTTGCGTTCAAAATCTCTAAGTGCTAGGCCACGATGTAGAAACTCTACAGTAACATCGGGTTTGCTTTTATCACGTTCTCCAATGATTGATAATTCATTTTGTTCTACTGTGACTTTGATTTCGTCTTTTTCGAAACCCGTGACTGCCATTTCAATCTCATATAGATTTTCCTGCAATTTAGCCACATTATATGGAGGGTAATTGTTACTGACTTGATTTTGGAATCGACGCTCCATGTCGTCAAAAATTCTATCAAATCCTACGAGTGCTCTATTTAGAGCGGCTGTATCAAAACGTGTTAGTTGTGTCATTTAAAATCTCCTTAGAAAGTAAGATATAGTAGGGGCCCAACCTAGGTACCCCTAGTTTAGACAATTAGTCTTTTTTCTCCGTAAAGGTAGCATCGACTACATTGTCATCGTTTGGCGAAGCTTGGGATTGGGCAGTTGTTGCCTGCTCTTTAACTTGCCTTTTTTCCAACAATATTTTCATTGCCGGATAAACTTTTTCAAGTTCTGATTTGATCTTATCAGTGTCATCACTTTTTGCTGCTTCTCGGACAGCAGCAATAGCAGATTCAATTTCAGACTTTTCAGTTTCGGTGAGATCGTCTTTGAATTCTTCCATGTCGCGAGTAACTTCGTGAATGGTTGATTCTGCTTGATTCTTTGCTTCAATAAGTTCTCTAGACTTCTTATCTGCCTCTGCATTGGCTTCTGCATCTCTGATCATCTGTTCTATTTGTTCTTTGCTTAGACCGGAATCAGATTTGATTGTGATTTTGTTTTCTTTGCCAGTGCCCTTGTCTTTGGCACTGATGTGCATGATACCGTTGGCATCGATATCAAAAGTAACTTCAATCTGAGGTTGTCCTCTACGTGCTGGCGCAATACCTTCTAAATTGAATTCGCCAAGCATTTTGTTATGCTGGCATAATTCACGCTCTCCCTGAAAGACCTTGATAGTCACAGCAGGTTGATTGTCTTCTGCTGTGGAAAAAGTCTGAGTACCCTTGGTAGGAATGGTTGTGTTTTTCTGGATGATCTTAGCCATAACTCCGCCAAGCGTTTCAATACCTAAGCTCAACGGTGTAACATCTAAGAGTAAAACGTCTTTGCGATCACCACCTAGAACAGCACCTTGAATAGCTGCACCAACTGCCACAGCTTCGTCGGGGTTGACATCTTTGCGAGGTGCTTTACCAAACAACTTTTCTACCTCTTCCTGTACCTTAGGCATACGTGTTTGACCGCCTACAAGGATGACTTCGTCGATGTCAGCAGGTGTTACTCCTGCATCCTGCATGGCAGTTCGACACGGTGCCAAAGATCTATTGATTAGATCTTCAACTAGGCTTTCTAGTTTGCTACGTGTAATCTTAACAACCAAATGTTTAGGACCACTAGCATCTGCTGTGATGTAGGGTAGGTTAACTTCTGTTTGAGAACTATTAGAAAGTTCAATCTTAGCTTTTTCAGCCGCATCCTTTAGACGCTGTAATGCCAACATGTCTTTGGTCAAATCAACACCTTGATCTTTTTTGAACTCATCTACTAGATAGTCCATGATGCGTTGGTCAAAGTCTTCACCGCCTAGGAATGTATCACCATTGGTTGATAATACTTCAATTTGTTTGTCGCCGTCGATGTTGGCGATTTCAATAATACTTACGTCAAATGTGCCGCCGCCGAGATCGTACACTGCTACTTTACGATCCTTGTTATCTTTCTTATCCACACCATAGGCCAAGGCCGCTGCTGTGGGTTCATTGATAATACGTAGAACTTCTAAACCGGCGATCTGACCAGCATCCTTGGTCGCCTGACGCTGCGAGTCATTGAAGTACGCCGGCACCGTGATCACGGCTTCGGTGACTTCTTCACCGAGATAATCTTCCGCAGTCTTTTTCATCTTGCGAAGAACTTCTGCCGAAATCTGTGGGGGTGCTAATTCTTTGTTCTGTGCCCTAACCCATGCATCTCCGTTTTTGCTTTCGAAAATTTCATAAGGCATAAGATCGAGATCTTTTTGCACAGCCTGTTCTTTAAACTTGCGTCCAATTAGACGCTTACTTGCATAAATTGTATTTTTTGGATTAGTTACTGCCTGACGTTTCGCACTGGCACCAACTAAAATTTCATCGTTGGCGTAGGCAACGATACTAGGTGTGGTACGAGCACCTTCAGAATTTTCAATAACTTTGGAAGTTCCATTTTCGACGATAGCCACGCAAGAGTTCGTGGTGCCGAGGTCAATACCGATGATCTTAGACATTTCTATCTCCTTATAAAGTAAGATCTATTTGAGCACTATGCTCTATAAACTGTACATATTATGTTACAGTCTACGATTTTATTTATCTTTGATTAGCTAAAGGGGTGATTAATTTCCCATTTAGGCTTGAACTAGATGTTCTTAGAATTTTAAAAACGTTCTGTACACCCACTGCCTGATTCCAAGCATCTTCTAAGGCATGATGTTTAAGTACTGGTGGACGCTGTGGATCTATACCGATATCAAAAATAGTTCGCGTGTCTCTGACTTCCCAGAAACTCCAAGGAATCGCTTTGCCAATTTTACGGAATAGATTTTCTAGGATAATAACGTCAAAGCCAGCACCGTGGCTCCAAACACGTTTAGCACCCCAGCAAAATTTGTAGAGTTGATTCATTGCATCTTCAATGGGGATTCGTCCTTCTGGACTAAATGCTTCGTCTTGTGCGGCTTGACCCTGTCCGGCCCACCAATCTACTGTGGACTGGCTCACAGTACAGCCATATTTGTCACAGCTATCTAGATCTACTTTTACATAGAATTTTTCCATCGATGGTTCTTCGACATCAGAACCAAAGGGATCAAATTTTACAGCGCCTATGGTAAGGATCGTTGCTGTGGGGAGAACATCTAGTGTCTCCAAATCAATCATAACGTCGGTGTTCATACGACTATTATACTGTTTTTTATTATATAAGTCAAGCATTATTTTAAGAATATATCATTGATCTGTCGATTAACTCTGACAAATGTGGTACATTTTGAAAGTTGTTTTAATGTTGGAGCACCCACATAGGTACAGGCACTACGTAGGCCTCCAAGTAGGTCTAATACTGTGCGATTAACTGGTCCTTTGTAAGGTATTTCTACTGTTCGTCCTTCACTGCTACGATATTCAGCAACGCCACCGTTATGCTTATTCATTGCTGTGTCTGAACTCATTCCATAAAATGTTACTTTACCATCTTCTACGGTTCCGCCACCTTCATCATGTCCTGCCAGCATACCTCCTAGCATCACAAAGTCCGCGCCAGCCCCGAAAGCCTTACTAACATCACCAGGGCAAACACATCCGCCATCAGCAATAATATGAGCGCCAAGACCGTGAGCGGCATCGGCACACTCAATGATTGCACTAAGCTGTGGGTAGCCCACACCAGTTTGCACACGAGTAGTACAAACGCTACCAGGGCCAATCCCCACTTTAATAATATCTGCGCCACGTAAAATTAACTCCTGTGTCATATCCGCGGTAACAACATTACCAGCGATAATGGTGCAGTGAGGGAACGCCTCACGAACGTCTGCAACGTAATCACCAAAATGTTCTGAATAACCGTTGGCAACATCGATGCAGATAAAATGTATTTCTGGATATGCGTTAATAATCCTACTCAATCGTCTAAAATCATTTGAGTTCGTACCTGTACTAACGGCAAAATAATTGCCACCAATTTCTGTTACATAGTCAAATAAATCGTCTTCGGAATAGGTCTTAATCAAACAGGTGAACATTCTAAAATCCCATAATGACTTAGCCATAGACAGTGTACCAACACCGTCCATGTTAGAAGCCATGATAGGAATACCAGTCCATTCTGTTTGACTGTGTTTAAACTTATAGGATCTTTGAAGATCTACTTCTTTGCGACTTGAAAGTGTAGAACGCTTGGGTCTAATCAGCACATCACGGAAGTCTAATTTGACTTCGTCTTCGATACGCATATAATGCCTTTCTTAGAATAATTTTGGAGGGAGTTGTTGATCTCTAAGTTTCTTTTGCCAACGAGCCTTGGCTGCACCAGCCTTCCTTTTTTTCACACTGGTTGGTTTTTCGTAGAATTCTTTTTTACGTAGATCATCTAATATACCAGATTCTTCGACTTTCTTTTTAAATCTTCTTAGAGCTTGATTGATATTTTCGTGTTCCTTGACCGTAACACCGGTACCCTTTTTTTCATCGTATAATTTTTTCATATTAGTCTGTGATTTTTCCTAGAATTGACATGACATCATCTTTAGTATATATAACATTTCTATTAGCTACTTGTAAATCTCTGAGATTACCAAAATAATAAGTATTGGCCTGTGCAGATATATATCCTGTAATTAATTCGTTAATTCCGCCGTCAGCATTAAAAAATATAAGATCTGCTTTATTTTTTTTGTCTAATAACCAAGTCACAGGCTCGCCTGTTTTCCAAACATAACATATGATATTGGCTGCCGAATCTACTTCCATTAATGATTGAGAAATAATATTAGATTGATCGTGTGTCAGATCTACTGTGAGTATTCTTGCCCCATCGAGGTAGCAGTCATCAGGTGATGTAGCTATGATGATTTTATCAGTCATTTTCTAGCATCTTGTATTTTTTTCCAAAGTGTCGATTCGTTCTGCTCGGCATTTTGTTCGTAGTTGGCTATTGATCCTTGGTTTTCTTTACCTGCTGTTTGCCTTCTCGTTCTATCCAACTCACTGTCTTTTTTTTTGGCCTCGAGTTGTTCGGCCGCCCACTTAGCAGCTTCAGCGGCAGCATCATCATCTCCAAAATCTGCCTGCGGCTTAAGATATTCATCCCATGGTAACTTGTCTATAAGACCCTGTTCAAACAATCTCCTATGCCTTTTTAATGAATCGTTAGGATGATCTTGTTTCCATGATGTCTTTGCAGCCTTAATTTCAGCGGTATCGTCTGGATGATCTAATTCGTCATCGTCGGATTCATCTTCTTTTTCTTCATCTTTTTCCGGATGATAGACCAGAGGACCCACAGGATCTACTCCAGGAACTTTACTTACCCAAGGTTTGAATAGATAGGCGTGTGTTTCGGGAGTGATTTTAACTTCTTTGTCTTTGTCATCTTCCCAGGTCTTGCCTTCTGGATAAAGATCCTTGTCTTCTGCTAGAAATTTAAATTCATCTTCTGATTCTTTGGCAGCAGGAAAAGGCCATGCCGCTATAGGTTCTTCTGGAGCGGGCTCTTCTGGAGCGGGCTCTTCTGGAGCGGGCTCTTCTGAGATAACGGGACCTGTTACACCCTGAGAAAAATCGTATTCTTCCCGCATGCCGTCATCTTCTTCTTGTCTACGGAACCAAGCAAAACTATATTGACTTGCCAATAGTAGGATCACAGCCAGTGGATCAAAAACAAAAACAATAATAATAATCACCCATCTTACTGCAGATTCTAGTAAATTCTGATCCGGATTATCACCATAGATCAATGCGGCAATGTATTTTATAGGGCCTACTTCAGCCTCCACCTTGCGCAATTCACTGGCTATGGGGGCTCTTTCTTCATTTAATTTAGCGATACGAGCCTGTGCTTCTGCGATATCTTTTTGTAAACGACCACGCTCTGTCTGTTGTTGCCTACGAATTTGTACAGCTCGTTCAGCACCTTTTTCGTCATCACTACGACTTAGTCTAGCTTCTACTTGCGCATCCATTTGTTTAATAGCTGTGCGAGCAGTTTCTATGTTATCTCTTTCAGTTTTGATCTTTTCGTCTAATAGAGAAACTTTGGCAGCAACATCCCCTGTAGGCACTGCCTGATCTAGATGTGCTTTTGAAAGATATCCAAAGATACCCATGCTAGTGATCAACATCAAGACTGCGATAGCAATCATTAAATAGGTTTTAAGGAATCTTGGTGCGACCATCCAATTCTGTTTAAGCCAAACAGTGGCCGCTAGTTTGCCTACTTCTAACACAATACCCATAACGGTGATGGGGATCACTGCCGCGGCAAATATAGATACAAGACCCGCTACAGAATAATAAATGGCAACAGCGGATATTGATAATCCGCTGATTAATGCCAAATAGGCGATTATACGATCACTAAGATTTATTTTCATGAAAAAATATTTAGTTATCCATCCATCTCCAATTACTGCTAGCATTTGAATAACAGGCTGTTCTGCTCATAGTCTTTTCGACTCCATAAGCAATGGCCTGTGCATGTATACGTCTACAGTACCCAGAACCAGTAGGCCAAGTCATGACCGGTACAGCTACTCCACTAGCAGTTCCCTTATACCACTCTACCACTTGACCATTTTCTGCATACATTACGGCATGAGTAACTGCCTGCGTATATGCATCTTTCTGATCATCGTTGAGAGTTCTAAACCAACCAAATCCGCCAATGACAAGATCATTTACGAACGATTCACCTCTATATTGAAAGAATCTTGGGTTATTGATATCGTTGGCGTAGGCTGTGTTAGTTGCGACCAGTATTAACAATTTCCCAATTGCCATCCAGCTTCTGACAGCTGACACCTTTGCGTCTAACATCTCTATCTCCAATCTTCATCCAATATGTAAATTCGCCACAATTTGCAGCCATTCCGGATTGTGCTAAGAATAACCTATCGATCTCGTTGTCATTGCATTTTAAGACCTCAACGGTTTGTTCTTCCAAGATACCATGTTGATTCTTGACCACAATGGTAGTTGTCTTGAGATCACAATACTGTTCTGACTTGGCTCTAACGGCAGGTTTAGATGCACAGGCTGTCAAAGCCAAAACCAACACGGACAAAACTAGGGTCCGTGTTGTTTTTGAGTATGATGTTTTCATCGGCGTGTTTGATCAAGAACTTCTTTGGCTGTTTCGTCTAAGGTCTTGCCAGCGACTCTGCCTTGAAGTTTGACCTGCTTGTTTTGATCGTAGTTAGCAGCCAATGTCTCAACATCTTGTTGGCTAATCTTTAACATCACGAAAGCTCTGTAGTTGCGCAATTCTGGGTTATAGATAACCATTTTCTTTTCTATACCATATGTACGCAAGACACTTTCTGCGATTAAGTTCACGATGACATCCTGTGCGCCGCCTGTGCCAACTGGATTGGAAGGAGGTCCAGATTCATCATATTTGATAGTAGTCCGATTATTCATTTCACCGTTGACTCTATCTGCGATTTTAGCCTTGGCTTTGAGAGTGGCTTTTTTCAACGCCATCTCCATGCTAGGACTAACATCTTCTGCCACGGCATAGTACATACCGTCTCGGTCCCATGGCTTGTACCAAGCCTTTGATTCACTACCTTTATCGGCATGATCAAGATACCACGTTGGAACAGTTTTCTTTTCTAAGTTTTCAGTTTGTAGTGTGGTCATTGACCCGCAGGCAGTAAGAGCCAATACCAGGGGTACAACAACAAATGCCTTTTTCATGTGTGCCTCTCTATGAGTTGTTACGACTTACATATAGTAACACCATAGCCGACAAAAGTCAACTATGGTGATTACCAAATTATTTGAAGAATATTAAAGCCATTAATACAGCCTGTAAAATAAAGCCTAATCCAATAGTGACTACATTTAACATGTCTTTCTGTACAGCAGCTTTAACAAATAATAGACCAAGACCTCCCCAGACCAATAATACAAGGTCCACCGCAGGCAATCTATCAGTTAAGCCGCTCATAACAGCTAGCATACTAGGAATAGTAGCAGCATGAAGAACGATTACAGCCAGCCATCCAAATGTTTCGGATGAGATTAAACTCACTTTAGTCACAGCCCAGTCTTTAAATTCTTGCATTGACTCAAAATGAGGTAAGATATTGAGTTTATTAAACATTGTTGCCTTTCTTTCCTTTGTAGAAAATATGATTACCGATTGATCCAATCTTTTCGAGGGGCCAACGAGGGTTTACATAGTTTGCATGATAATACAATGCTTCTTTGAGAACACTCAATTGGAATCCTTCCAAAAGAACTTTCTTAGCTACTTCATAGCTTTCTTTATACGCTACAGGATTTACAGGTTTGGTCTTTGCGGCTTGATCGCATGCCCATGAGAATTGGCACACTACCTTGTCCATAATGACATTTTTCTTGTAAATTACTCCGCAGACATCATCGCCAAACCTACCATCTTTAACCCTGTTAAGGGTAACCTGAGCCACTGCCACTTTACCTTCAAAATTTTCGTAGCCGGCTTCACGGTAGATGTTCATGGCCAAACAGTTCAATTGATTTTCGCGGGTTTTGATAGAAACCACATCTTGACTGTAATAGCCATTGGTCTGTCTGAGATTTTCAAACTTCTTGTTTACTATAGATTGGATAACAGTTACCACGGCCAGCAGGCCTAATAGGCAACATACGATGCGAATTGACTTTTCCATAAGTCCTCCTTTCATTTGGTGTCGTAAACTTCACGACATTACATTAAGGGAGTAAACTTCACGAGGCTCTTGAAAGAACCCTGGGTTCGTGTAGTTTGTCTCCATCAGCAACAGAGTCTCATAACCTTCTGCTACCTTTGGCGAACTTGACCGCCCGAATCTCACGGGTTTCTCATAGGCCAAGACTCGCGGGTTCTTTTCAGCTTGTGGCATACTCCGAACCAACTATCTTAGTTTCTTTGCGAAACGTAGTTATATATAGCATATTGATAAGATTATAGCACAAAAATAGGTAATTATCGACGCATTTTGGCAATATCTACCGCTTGTTCATCCGAAAAGATAGGTACTGCATTAGATTTGTGCATGGTACCAATACCTTTGATCAATGTGCCTGTGTAGACTTTGTCAGGTGCTTTAAGGCAAGGAGCCATATTGGTAGGATCAAGACTAGGAATCTTTGGTCCTGTGTCTCTACGATATGCTGGAGTGTTTGCTGGGCTGTAGGTAGGAGCAACCAAAGCTCTATTCCTCTTCTTTTTTTCTTGCTCAACACCATGTCTTTTGAGTAATTCTTGCCAATCTTCAGCCAATTGACGTGCCTTTCTCGCCTCATCGGCGTTACGAAACTTGCGTTTACTTTTTTTCTTGCCTGTGGTACTAAGCCACGGACCTTCAAGATGCATTGTCATAGTGTTATAATAGCATCATTTGGTTTGATTTGCAAGTTCTTTATATCCATTTGTTGTAGGATGAATACTATCGGGTTGAAGTTTTTTAGTTTGGATAATGGTATCACCAAAATCTTTGGCCATTATTTCCACTGATCGATTTATCGAGGGTTTGCAGAATTTTTCATTACAGGGAGGTAGGATCCAAAACACATGATCGGCTTCGACTCTGCTTCTCATCTGCTGAAGTTCCCAAATGGTACGAACATGTGTAGTATCATTAGTTCCTAAACTGATTATGACTGTTTTGGCAGATAAATCCTTTCCATAAAACTTTTTATTCCATTGGTTACTGTTTATGCCGCCTTTGGCATAAGATACACATTCTGGTCGTTGATAGGCTGTGCCTACAGCGATACTATCACCGATTATTAGACAGTCGAGCATGATTATCTCCTCAATAGATTTAATTATAAAATTATTGTATGTAACTGTCAAGAAAAAACCCGCCGAAGCGGGTCTTTGCAGTTTGACAAACCATGTATTATCGATTCATGATATACATAGTGATCTCAAAACCGTAGCGCATTTCGGTTGCTTGAGGCTTGGTCCACATATTGCTTCTCCTTGTAAATTGAATAAGCATACTATTGCATTAGTATGTATCATTATTATAAGTTAAAAACTTCAAGAAAGCATAGTGAAATTCATGAAAATAGACTCGTGATATCAGCTATTCAATACCTTAGCAACACTATTCATTACTGCGGCAATACGACCGATGTCACGAAGTTGTTCTACTGTGTAGCCTTCCTTCTTGAGCGTGTCGTAGTGTGCCTTAACACAGAAGTGACACTTGCCCACAATGCTTGCGGCCAAACTAAATGCTTCAAAGTTTGCCTTGGTAGTTCCACCGTGGCTTGCAATAGCGTTCATTCTAAGTTGTGCTGGCAAGCCCTTTAGTTGCTCGTCATCGGCCATTTCAACATATGGATACCAAACGTTGTTCTGTGCCATAATGCTGGCGGCAGTCATTGCAGCATCTGCGTGTACAGGTGCGTCTGCTAACATAACTGCCAACACTTTACCATTGCCAGTTGCGGCCAGTGCGGCTACAGCACAACCGTAGGCAACATCTCGGTCCAATGTGCTACGTTCTAATACAGCATCTAGATTTAGTTTTGTGTCTTTAGCGTACTCTGAAAGTGCGCCTTTGACTGTTTCAATAAAGCTCATCCCTGTCTCCCTGAAGATAAAACGATCTTACAAATATGTTCTAGTCGTTCGATATGTTCAAAGGCTCGCCATGGACTAGTGTCTATAGCTACTACACCGTGTCCTTTGATGCCCACTATATCATAAGCTATATTGCCTTCGCTGTCAAGTTGTAAATTCTCATGACAACGATCTGCTAGCTCTTGGCTGATAGGTGGAACATCAGGAACATTTGGTGCTACCTTTGTGTAACGGCTCAGTTCTGGAAAATCATTTACTACAGTACTAAGATCGATACCGGCATGCATGGCAGCAACACAGTATGTAGGATGCAGGTGTACAACTACACGAACATCATCCCTGTGCTGTCCCATCTCACGCTGTAGACCAAAATGTAGTGGAATCTCTCCACTGGGTCTTAGACCTACGCTGATATCGCTGTAAGGTAATACTTGCCAATCATAGACTGTTTTAACATCTGCGAAGTCTGTGCCTATGCTTTTCTTGATAGAAATCTTCTTGAACTGATCCGGCTGAAGTGTTTGCTTACGGACACCACTAGGAGTGATATAAAAGTGATCACGGTCGTGGTGCCGTATGCTGACATTACCATCGCGACTGGTGATCCAGTTACGTCGATAGGCTTCTACCAACGTTTCGCAGATGGTTTCTAACATTACAGTGTCTCTCCGCCTACTGTACGATTACATGCACATAGCTCGCCAGTTTGTAGCGCATCAAGAACACGAAGTGTTTCTTCTGGGCTACGACCAACGTTCAAGTTGTTGACAGTAACGTGTTGGATCACGTTGTCTGGATCAACAATGAATGTAGCACGTAATGCCGCACCTGCTGGCGCATAGAATACACCAAGCTGGTTGATCAGGCTTAGGTCTTCCATAGTATCGTCATTCCAACGTTGTGTATCAGCAAACTGGATATGTTTAATATTTCCTAGATCAGGATGTGCCTTTTGCCATGCTAGTTTACAGAACTCATTGTCTGTTGAACCTGTAAGCAATACAGCATCGCGATCTGCAAAATCTTGGAACAGTTTGTCGTAAGCAACAATTTCTGTTGGGCATACAAATGTAAAGTCTTTTGGATAGTAAACGATTACTTTCCATTTACCTGCGAAAGATTCGTCTGTGATCGTAAAGAAATCATCTTTACCTGGATTTACGCCTGTTACGGCAAACTTTTCAATTTTATTACCAACTGTTTTCATTTAACTCTCCTTTTGTGTGTGTTGAAAACTCTAGGACTTCGAGTCCTTACTACAATAATACATTTAATTATCCTATTAATCAAGCGAGATTAATAACTTTTTTAAAAAATATTTTAATGACGTTAATAGATTTTTTCAATTATACCATTCTAGATAGAAGTGCATCGACAGAGTCTCTGGTCAATTCTACATTTACAACAATAAAATACGAATGGTCGGGCCCATAATTGAAAAGACTATGGCGAACACAGGTATCTATAAAATATGGACGTCCATGTTCAAAATGTAATATTCTATCTTCTTGAAGAAAATACATGTGTTCTGGATTACATGCTTTCAAAGGCACGAATATTCTAAATGATTTTATGCTAACAAAATGACTATCTCTGTGCGGAGGAAAATATCCCCCTGGAGCTAACCTAATGACATGAGTTCTGCATATATGACCTTCAAATGGGGCCAGATAAGGTCTGGCATATTCATAGACAGGAGTAGGAGTCGTGATATCAACTTCTGTGAACCGTGTACCCTTTTCTGCATTGTATTCTTTGAAACTGTCTAAATCAGGTACGCCCGATAAGCCGCCATCTAGACTGGTGATACTAAGACCTTGCCTAGGAATTGATTTTCTAGGATTATATTGTTTCCAATCATTATCAAATACCTCTATATCCTTTAGGAATTTACTAGGATCGTGGAAATAGTCTAACCCCCATATTTTACCATAGCGGGTTATGGTAGCATAAAGCAACGATTTGTATAATTTTATATCGGGTTTATCATCTTGCATTGATTAGTATACCACGTGCTTGAAATAGGAAATTTCTTGATCAGATCCGCGAATCACCCATTGTCCGTCTGTATCAACGATCCCCACAGGAGCGCAAGGATCTCCTTGATAAATTTCTCCATCGGTTTTGGTTGTAGTATCTGAACATACCGTATAGAAATTTCCAAGAAAACTATTCATTTGTAAATTAGCTTCGCTCCATTTATAGTACAGCTGGTCTGGGCCTGCTTCTTTGATTTGATAGGCTCCAAGAAATAAAATTTTAACATTGCTGTCTCTAATAAAACGCAGTAATTCACCGTGTTCTGGATGTTTAATCACCGGAGCCCAATAATCATTACATACTAGGGAAGAAATCATGTGTCCTTTATAGTTGAGCAGAGGTGGAAGATAATTTCTCTGATGATAAAATCTAACATCTAATTCGGTTAATTGATTTTTTGAATATTCAAACAGTTCCTTGCCCCCCAATATAAATTTTTGACAATTAATCCAATTTTTTTCTTTATCAAACGCTGCTGTACCTAGAATTAAATCTACATTTTTGTCTTTAGAATATTGTTTTAGGTCCTCGACACCGTCATGAATCTTTTTGATCCTAGGATCGTCCCAAGATTCCGGCTCCCACAAATATCCACTAAGGGCACATTCCGGAGTAGATAAAATCTCTACAGACTGTTCATTTGCCCAATCTATGGCTTTCTTTATTTCTATTAGGTTCTGATCTATATCTAAGGTGATTTTCAGCCTGCATCCGGCCACTGTGATAGGTTTTACATTCATGACAATACTTATTCTCTGTATATAATATTCAAAAAAAAGGCTACCGAAGTAGCCTTTACTATTTTTGGTTACAAGGTATAGTTACCCCGGACTTGCAGTTTCTTAGGCTGCTAGTGCAACACGACCGCCTACTGTGTTACCAGTGAAGCTTAGTGCTGCAAAGTCAAATGAATCGTCGTTTGCGATTACTTTTTTTGCGTCTTCGGCCGGGAATCCCCAACCCTACGGTTTCTGCCTTACCGTGCTGTCCACTTGTTTACTCTTTGCCCTGTCGAAACCTAATTCATCCCCACCTAAATATACAAACATACACTTAGGTGGAGATGCCGGGGTTCGAACCCGGGTCCAGAACACTTTTCTATCCGCTTCATACAGCAATAACTTACAGTATATATTTATTGTGACAGATTGTCAATCTATTTGATGTGATAGTTTGTGATCAAAATGTGGATCATTATCCAAATTTTTGTCTTTGAGATTCATATAAAGTATTCGGTTACTAAGAATTTCAACCCAGGTCTGTTGATCCTGTTTATTCAATTCCCAAAAATTAAATTTCATATGACTTTGAACTGGTCTAACATACATGGTCTTTTCTGCAGGGATCAGCATTATCTGGCTAGTCGTGCGCATTTTTTTGTTTTCTGTTGTGGTACGTAGGGCATTCATCTGAGGATTATTGGTATAGTCTATGGTTAACCCGTCAAGTATATCCTCGGGATCTTCTGCTTGACTAGTAACTATCTCAGCGATGAGTTTTCGACTTTCTGAGCTATATCGACTCAGCGTTTCTCTTTTATTTTCCGGATCTTTTTGATATCCGGCCCAAGGAAGAAGAACTCCGTGGTTGGTTCTTACCACATGTTGATCTTTAGGAATTATCTTAACCTTGTATTGATAATTTCCATTATTTTTAGCAGATTCTATTAGAATCATAGTTTCTTTGTCAAATACCAAGGTATTGCCTGTGAGCCCGTCATCTATGAGGCTCATGGCCGCGGCCTTGACATTTGGAAACTGTAGAGCCTTTTTAATTCGTTTTCCATCTCTAGAAGGTGTTCTAGTACGCTTCTCGATCTCTTTTTCGTCGTCAAGGACCATTAGGCTGGCTCCGAGTATGCCTACCCCGGCAGAATTCATCCCTTCACAATATTGTGTGATATCGTCCCAGAAATACAATATCTCTACGCCCTTGGCGTAGGTTTTCTTGAATGAAATCTCGGGGATGTAATTCCTGTCGCGATTTTTAACTGCGACCCAGCCGTAATCTTTAAAATATTTTCCAATAACAATACACATGCATGTATTTATTAACTGTACTCAAACGGTGTACTAGGATGTCCATAGTCCACCGGAATAGTTTCTTCCTTGATATTATCGTACATTTCGTAATAGCTTTCGTTTGGCTTAACGATACGGAAATCGTTGGTATATTTCAACCCGGCTATCGTTAAATCAGGACCATTTAATAGATCACAAATAACAAATCCTGTAGCACATCTACCCAAGATATTCTTGAATGGACTGTGTCGGTATTCGTTACGCTGTAGAGCTTTATGGAAAGCACAATTGGGTCTGAACATAACACGATTAATGCCTAACTTTTGGTTACGCAGTCGTATTTTATCTATTAGAGTTAATGTGGAGATTGTAGCAGAATTTTCTTCGTCGATGCGTAGTAATACGTCTTTGACTTTGATGCTACCTTTTGTGTGACTGTTATCAGGTGTTTCCTTAGTGCTCCAAGGAACAGTACAGTCAACATGATTTACATACAGGGTTTCGCCATGGAATTTTAAGACCCACATAGGAACGGTCTCGTCTTCTAAGTGCTTTTTGTTAAAGTGGAAGACACAATCTTTACAAGCATATTCAATCTACGACATTTTATTTTCCTTTAAAAGTGCAGGGCTTCCACCTGTCTCCCACCTCGTTTTAAAGTCCGCGTGTCCAGGACTTTTTATTTATTAGTTGGTGCGCTAGATGGGAATCGAACCCACTAACCAGAGTTTTAGAGGCTCCTAACCGACCGTCGGTACTCTAGCGCATTAATTTATTGTATTGATTTTTTTGGGCGAAAGCAAGAATTATTTTATCCAACCGATCTTTTTGCCTACCAATTTACGTTGGTCGTGTTCTTCTGGAGTAGCCGGATATCTCCAAGCCCAAACAGCCACGAGAGCCATGAATACTGCTGTGCTGATTATTCCTACGGGCTTGACTCCTCCCGTCCACATCAGTACCAAACTTAGACTCATCATGAATAACATGAGATATCTTAGTTTGGTTGGGAATACACGTTTCTCTGTCCAATTAGTTAGGAATGGACCAAAGATCTTATGATTGTAGATCCAGCGATGCATACGCTCTGAACCTTTTGAGAAACAGTACGCTGAGAATACAATAAATGGCGAATAAGGAATGCCTGGAGTAATGACTCCAATATAGGCCATTCCTAAACTTAGAAAGCCCAATATATTCCAAAATAATTTTTTTACGTTAGTTAACACTTACATTCCCCGATCCCGAAGCAGCATGACCGCAGGTAGCTGTATCGCCTGCTTTGCAAACTGGTATGTTATTTACAAATACATTACCTGAACCTGTGGCCATAACTGGGCTAGAATGCGGTGATCTACCGTGTCCGGCTACAGCATCTCCTATCCTAACCACAGCGGTATTATTGGCAAATACGTTTGCTGAACCTCCTACCAAAACTCCGCCTGCTGCGTCTTGACCTTTTCTAGTGATTCCTGGCATTAAAATGACCTCGGTATGTTTTGATTAATTTTATCAACATATTTTCCAATATCGTTCAAGGCCCTGGCCACTTCTTTATCTGTAGGTTGTTTATCTCGCCATTCTAACATTTTGCCCTCTTCTACTAACATCCTGTATGTGGTTACAAAAGACACCAGTTCCAAAGGAGAAACTATATGTATGCCCGATCCTTCGCCTAGCTCTTTGATCTTCTTTAGATAAACTTCCATAGCAGTCTGTTTATCGGCTACGGTTGTTGTCTGTGAGGCTAATATAGTTGATTGGGCTGCTATGGTCTCTAGGCTATTTTTGATATTGGTAGAATTAGTAGCGATTGTTGCAAGAGATGATGCAATATTAGTAAGCGTCGAGCTATAGTCGGGAGGTGTTGGTGTTGCGGCAGTAGAAATTACTCCAACGACAGTAGCGCCATCATAAATGACGCTTACTCCGGGAATAGTAGTGTTTACTGTTAACGCCATAGATTATCTCGCCATTGCTATACCAGTAGTACCTGAAATATAAGAATCAGCAAATTGCTTATCAGTGGCTTCACAGACCGTGACTGCTACCTTAGAAATTTTAATATCCTTATCCGGGTTAACAGTAAACAGATATGGAGCCATTCCGATTCCTTGTTGTGACGCTGTTAAAACCATAGGCTTAGATATTTTATAGTGCATGGCACCTTCTTCGACCAGCTTACCAATCAGTTCTTCTCCGCTGGTTAGCTTTAGAGTGATGACTTCACCTACTGCCACGCCTTTGTCAATCAACATTATAGTTCTCCATCGCCATATCCACCGGCTGTTTCTTCTAGATATTTTTTCAATTCAGTGTAGCCCCCTATCAATTGGCTACCTAAAAAAATCTGAGGTACCGTTCTAGCATTAGGCACTGCCTCTAATAGATCTTCCCTGGTGTAACCATCTCCGATCTTGCGTTCTTCGAATGCTATTCCCTTCTGCTTCAGCAACATCTTGGCTTGATCACAGAATGGGCAGCTATATTTGCTCCAAACTATTGCTTTCATTTATCGTCCTTTCTTCTTATATAGCCGGTAATTCTTCGTAGTCGATTTTTTCACTCATCACCCCGATGACATAATTGGTACTTTCTGATTCTTGTAATGCTGTTTGTTTCTTACTAGTATCGCTGTGTTTATTAAACCATGGGATTGGAGTAGTTTTTGGTGCGGGTTGTTGATATCGAATACCTATTTCTTTTAGACTAGTGGCTGCTGTATAATCTACAAAATCTTTGAGAATATTTGCATTAAGTCCAATAACCGGTCCTTTCTTGAAAAGATAGTCTGCCCATTCTTTTTCTTCTCGAATTACACTAAGATACATTTGATATACTTCTTGTTCACAATCTGCTTTGGCTTTGGCAAAACGAGGATCTTCTTTAACCACTTGATTAATCATCCAAGCAGTCCATCCTTTGTGTAGTAGTTCGTCTTGCAGAATCAAACTGATAATGTTGCCATTACCAATAAAGATTTTATTCTCTACCATTGCTAGTGATGTAGCAAATGAAACCATAAAGCGGAATGCTTCTAAGGCATAGCTGGCATGTAGCGCAAGATAAATCGCACGAATATGAGCCTCTTCGCTGTATTGTGATCCGATTTCTTTATGGCAATTAATTTCGTGTAGTTGATCGTAGTATTTGCCAACACTACTAGCCATGTTAACAATTTCCGCTGTGTCATGGATGGTGTTAAAAACTTCTTTAGGCACATTATAGATGTTGCGAATAATATGGCTGTAACTACGACTGTGGATATTCGTTTCAAAGAATGTCCAGTTGTAGACTAGAGCTTCTAGTTCTGGTAGGCTTACGATCGGAGTAAAGATTTGGCTTGGGCCGCGGCCTTGCAGACTGTCAAGAGCAGTTTGCCTAAGCAAGTTACTAGTGAAGATATGTTTAACTGCATCAGATGCTTCCTTAAAATCTTGTGCATCTTTGGTCAATGAAATTTCTTCAGGTACCCAAAAGAAACCTCGGGCTGTTTTTTCAAAGTCTGCAATCTTGTTATATTTGACTTCTTCGAAACGTTGTATGGTAACTGGACCTGCTGGATCCAGGAACATTTTTCGTTGTAAGTAGTCTGTCTTTGTGTGTAGGTTGTATTGTTGTTTGCTCATAATTTACAGCTTTCGCAATCCTCTTCTAAAAATTCTTCAATCACTTCTCTTTCATTGTGAAAACCATTGTAGTGTACTTCTGGTGTAAGATCATGTGCCTTGGCACCTTGTTTGTTTATCAAACTATAATAAAAAGTCTTGAGTCCCCATACATGCGCCAACATAAGATTCTTAGCAATCAGAGTAGTTGGAACTTTGCGTTCAGGAAAGTGTGCGGGATTATAAAAAGTATTAGTGCTGATGCTCTGATCCACATATGCGGCCAATACCGCAGCAGTCTTTAGATAACCAACACAGTCTGTTTGTTCCCACATGAGTTGATACTTATTCTTTAGTTTATGATACTCCGGAACTACTTGTGTGAACGAGCCCGCCTTCGACTCTTTGGTAGAGATAAGGCTCATTGGCATCTCTATTCCATTTGTGCTATTAATAACAACACTGCTAGACTCCACTGGAGCGATAGCCATAAGAGTAGCATTTCGTACACCATGGGTTTTCATCTCCTGTCTTAGTGATTCCCAATCGAGTTCGGGTGAAAAATCAACGAGTTCTCCGATGCCTTTAGATCTTCTTTCCCAGGGGAAGATTCCTCTACCGTACCAGGTTTTGTCTGAATCTTTGCACCTACCTCTTTCTTTTGCGAGTTCAACGGTTGCTTCCGTAAGGTAAAAGGCCTGATGCTCCATCCAACTTTTAACTTCTGCCAATGCATCGTGGTCGCCATATTTTATGCTCCTTTTAGCATGCCAGTAGGCAAGATTAGTAACACCAATGCCCAGTGGCTGTATTTCATCGTTTGAAAGTTTGCTCTGTATACTCAAGAAATCTTGATAATCAAGGATGTTACACAGGCTACGCTGTAGAATCCTACAGGCTCTACGCATATCCTCTGGGTTCCGGAACGCACCCCAGTTGATAGATCCCAGTGTACATAACGCTATGCGACCATCTGGATCGTCAAGTCTTTTAAATGGACGTGTGGGTAATAGGATCTCACAGCACAGGTTACTCTGATATATCGTATGATATTCAGGATCGAATGGTCCTTGATTCATTACATTATCAATAAACACCAAATAGATGCGACCCGTGTCTGTGCGTTCTTTCAGTATACCACCCTTGAAAACTTCTTCAGCACTCATGACCTTTTTTCTTAGGTCACGACGCTTTTCATATTTTACATATAGCTCTTCAAATAATTCTGTATTCTTATAGAAGGCTTCGTAAAGATCAGGTACTTCGTTAGGATCAAAGAAAGTAATATTTTCTTTGTTTTTAAAACGACGCCAAAAGAACGC